TTTTTGCTCTTTAAAGTGTTGGGCAATGAGGCGACACAGTTTCTCAGTAAGGTACGGGTACTGCAAAATACGAAATTTTTCCCAATAGACAGGTGAGTGTAATCCAGAGGCAAGCAGGAAGTGGCCTTTTTTTATCGCTCCAGCCGTCTTGAATATCTCTAATACCTTGTCACTCAAGTTGCACCCCAAGCGACCGGCTAACTATTGTCTCTTGCCCAGCGGTCTTATTTAGCTCCGGGTATCTGTAATGTTTTATCACGCCCCATTTGCTTGGTGGCCAGTAGACAAACCAAGCTTTGCCAATGATGTTATCCCGGGGCACCATCCAGCCGTAATGCGAATCGTTGCTATTGTTGCGATTATCACCGAGGACGAAGTATTCGGTCTCGGGAACTTCTGTGGCCGGCATCGTATAGTCTGGCGGCGCCATGATATATGCCTCATCCAGGGGGATGCCGTTGATAAAGACCTTTTCATCTTTAATCTCCACGGTATCGCCAGGCAAGCCAATAACACGTTTAATGTAAGGGTATGGGGATTCCTCATTTGGCGGGGGTGGGTTAAAGACTATTACATCTCCTCGCTGTGGGCCAGAGGAGTGGTAACTCACCTTGTTAACCATAATGCACTCACCTTGTTGGAAATTGGGCTCCATACTGGACATTACCACAGTATAGCTCTGTACAGTGAGCCGAAGCGAAAAGAAAACGGCTACAGCGATAAGAACAGTTATGACGACTTCACGAAGAATTTTCATTGACAAGGGTTCATTTTACCATAAACCGTAAAGTCAATTCATTCGTTACAGCCTACTTGTCGGCGCTGTTCCTTAATGCTAACATTATTACCTCGGGCCGCTAGCTCAATTGGTAGAGCAGCTGACTCTTAATCAGCAGGTTCAGGGTTCGATTCCCTGGCGGCTCACTCTCTAATCTCCCTCTATCATTCATTAGAACTGCTCGCCTACAATTTTGTCATGAATTAACGAAAGGAGACAAAAGCTATGAGGACAACGGAGGTTGTCGCTAGTTTCATGGCTAATTGTAGGCTCAGGGAACTATCTCCCAGAACGCTAAGAGGCTATGATTGCCATACTAAGCGACTTATTCAACTATCCCCACAGTTCCCCCCAAAACCCGACATCATACAGGAGTTTCTTGCAACTGTCCAAGGTCCCCACAATGCCGATTCCTATTATCGGACATTCCGTGCTACAGATAATTATGCACATAAACGATTCGGAACTGCTAATTTTATGAAGTCGGTAACCCGACCACGGGTTCGTAGAGAAATTCAACCTGTTTTGACCGAACTAAATCTGAATCTGCTAGCCTGGAGGGTGCAAGATGCAAACCCAAGAGACAAGGCAATAATCGTTTTCTTTCTTGACACAGCCTGCCGTAGCGGTGAGGGCTGTGGACTCAAAAGAAAAGACATTCTGGATGATAGGGTAGTAATTCATGGTAAGACTGGCTATCGAGTAGCTCCACTGTCCCCGGTCACTAGAGACCTACTCTTAAGCCTACCGGCATATGAAGATGGCTTTGTCTTTCATGGGACAGAAGGAACACGCTACGCAAATATGCCACTAGGGGAGACTGGTTTTTATAAGATAGTAAAGAAGTACCTTATCTTATCTGGCTATGACGCTGGTAGAAGATTTGGTCCTCAAACACTCAGGGTAACCCATGGGGTTCATCACCTGAGAAGCGGTGGGAACATGAGAGCACTTCAGTTAATTATGGGGCACACAGACATAAAAACCACGGCTGATTACTATACGCCACTTCTGGAGGAAGATGTAATAGAGATTCACCATAAGCACAGTCCAGGGAGGGTATTTGAAAACGTCTCAGCAAACGCTGAATCGGAATAAAAGGTCGAATCAAATACAAGAGGGGCTGGTGATCCCAGCCCCGAGGAGTAGTAATTGAATAAAGTCATTATAACACTAAAAGGAAAAGCAAGCCTAGTATTCAAGCTCTTCGATGCTTTCTGCAAAGAGAAGGGGAACATAAGGATTGAAGAGCTGGGGAGGGAGAAATGAAAGGTTATAGATTCGTAACGGGAGACCTTAAGAGTGAACATGGGTATATCCAATGGGTAATCGGCAAGTGGCAGAAGTGCGAAGGCAGATTAACTCTTTGTGGATGTGGTTTCCATGCCAGCCAGAAACCTATTGATAGTCTCAATAATATCTTCGGTGTTCGTTGGTTTATGTGTGAGGCACGGGGGGAAATCCTAAAGGGCGAAGATAAATTCTGTGCCTCTGAAATGAGGATAATTAAGGAAATTCCCAATAAGGTAATCCAGCAATTTGCCATAGATTGTGCTTGGAGGGTATTACATATCTTTGAGAAGAAATATCCTACTGATAAACGGCCTCGCCAAGCACTAGAGGCGGCTAAAACATATCTGGAATTTCCAACTGAAGAAAATCGGGAGAAATTGGCTGCCGCTAGGGATGCCGCTAGGGATGCCGCTAGGGATGCCGCTAGGGATGCCGCTAGGGATGCCGCTTGGGCTGCCGCTAGGGATGCCGCTTGGGCTGCCGCTAGGGATGCCGCTGGGGATGCCGCTTGGGATGCCGCTAGGGATGCCGCTAGGGATGCCGCTTGGGCTGCCGCTTGGGATGCCGCTGGGGCTGCCGAACGGAAATGGCAAAACCGACATCTATTGAATCTCATCAGGAAAGGAGCAAATTGAACAAGCGGGTAAGAATAGGACTATCTGAAGCTGTGGTTGATGTTTTCCTTAAATTAGGTTCTGCGGAATTAGTGAGACAACTTCATCATAACGCTGGCGATCCTGTCTTAACAGAGGGCGTGATGCAGTTAGTAAAAGCTAATGAGAAATTCAATGCTGTTATTCGGGAGGTAGTGAAATGACAAAGGAATTTTTGTGTGCCGAGAACGTCGAGATTGGTATGGAGACATTAAGGATTGCTCAGGGACGGGGTCTCACTATGCTACACCAGCGAGCGGAGGCAGCCATAGATATAGTTGAGGCTCTACTAAAAGGGGCTTCGCCAGAAGATAGGCAAAGATATGAGGCATACCTCAATGCACATGACCCTTGCTATGCGGAGGAACGATGATTTGCCAAGATTGCGGAGCCGAATTTACAGAGATGGAACAGACCAACCAAGAATACAGAAATGGTCAATGCCCAGAATGTAAGGGCGAAGATATAAAGGAGGAATCATGCAAACAATAGAAACAAGGGTAGAAACCGAAGTTACCACATTACAGCAGAATCAGTCCAAGTTGCTAGAGTGGATGGGAGCCACTGAGATTATTAAATCTGATGAGGAACAACGCAACGCTGAGGATATGCTGATACATGCCAGGCAATCCTTGCGAGATATTGAAACCAAACGCAAGGAACTCTTGGAGCCAGTCAATGAAACCAGGGACAGAATCAATGCTTTGTTCAAACCGTTATCAGACAAGTTAAACATGGGCATCTTCGTAGTCAATAAAGCCTTACAGGATTATCATACCCAGCAAACTAAGGAAGCAGAGGAATTAAGGATGATAGCCCTTGCTGAGCAAGCAGCGAAGATTGTTGAGGCAGAAAAAACAGGCGAAGTAGTTGAGATATGCCCGACCGCGGATATACCCGAAGCACCATCTAAAACCAGTCATGCACATCTGGGTGCCGTTACCTATCGAGAGGACTTTGACATTAGCATTGTGAACCCATCCCTAGTGCCACGTGAATTGTGCGAGCCGAACCTTAGCCGTATTCGAGCCAGGGTAAAGTCAGGCGTCATGGAGATACCAGGCGTCCTCATAACAAAGAAATACGTTACAGTCGCCAGGGGGAGTAAGTAAATGTCTGAACGAAAGAATCTAACAATAACAGAAGTCGAAGAAATCAAGAAGATAGGAGATAAGCAATTTCCTATACTGCCTTTCAGGGTTAAAGGCCAGGAAGAGAAGCACTCATATTTCACGGCTAGGTCTAGCCTATTTGAAGCGATTAAGGTGGGTCAGACAATCATTGCCAATGTAGAGACTGAACAAAGGGGTGAATATACAAATCATAAGGTTGTCCAGATTTATCTTGATGGCCAGCCAGTAAGCGTGAAGAAGGAAGGCTATCGTGGGAAGTCACCCGAGGAGATAGAGCAGTCAGTAAGGTCACAGTGTTGCTCCTATGCCAAGGACCTAGCTGTGGCGGACAAGATACCAGTGGTTGAGATAATCAACCAGGCCGATGTTTTCTATAACTGGTTGAAAAAGAACGGACTACCCAAAGCACCGGAACCCAAGCTAGGGACTGAGATTTTCGACTCACCCGAAGGTAAGAGTACGGCGCCGATTACTAAGCCTAATATAGATATGGACTGGCTAAAAGAGTCCTTGGAAACGCTGAACTGGACTGATGTTAGTAAGTGGTTAAAGAAGAAATACCCTAAAGCCATAGGGACTTCAATTAAGGCTTTAGTGGAAAGTCTCACCAAAGAACAGCAAGAGGAGTTCGTAAAAGAAGTTCAGAACAGGCTTGAAGCTAGTGGGATTGAATAAAGCTTGGGATGATGTAAAGAAAGCAAAAGGGATTGAACCTTAAGAATATGGAGGAAGTAAATGGAAATAGAAATCAGGCATAAAATGACAGGAACTATTATCGTAAAGGGAAACTACGAGAGCACCAAAGAATGTCTTGAGGAAAACAATGGTGCAGACCTCAGGGGCGCAGACCTCAGTGGCGCAGACCTCAGGAGTGCAGACCTCAGGAGAGCAGACCTCAGTGGCGCATACCTCAGTGGCGCAGACCTCAGTGGCGCAGACCTCAGGGGCGCATACCTCAGTGGCGCAGACCTCAGGAATATAAAAGGTTATCAAGATTCCCACGATATAGCTGCCGAGACAGTCAGAAGACTGGAAATAAAGGTATTTATTGAAGCCGAATGGGCAGTTATAGGGCAAATCATTGTTCACCGCTTTTGCTGGGAGCAAATTAAAAAGCAATTCTCTGATGTAATGCCTCATATCCTAGAGATATTAGCCCAAGAGGGATTTGATGAGTGGTTAAAACATTGGAAGGAAATCACATAGTACATTAGAGCTTAATCCTTTTTGAGAGCTTCTTAAAGAGTTAAAAAGTAATCCCAAAGGTTAAGAGGCTCGATTAAGAGGGATAGAATGAATTGCTCACAATGTAAAGGGCCCTTAACAGAGACTAACTTCAATAAGCACTTTGTCTATCTCTGCTTAAACTGGCAGTGTTCTTTATACCGGCGAGTTCAGGAGACACGGACGAAGATTATCTCAGAAGTCAAGAGCCGAAAGGATTATCCGAGTTATGGGAAGAAGTATCCGTGCAGAAGTACCAAAGGATTAGAGCACAGGAAGGTCGTAAGATACCAGAGATACCATGCAATTCGCAGTTTGGGCGTAGGCTCAATACGAGCCCAACAATTCAGGGATAGGTGGAGTATGACAATAGAGGAAGTCAAAGAGGTTATAAATGACAATTAACCATCTTTCAGTTCTTCCCTCCTTTTTTGAAATAGGTGGTGGGGACAACGGCTCTCGCCACCAGTTAAGAGGTGATTTATGAAAGGCATCATGTTTAAGCCCGATATGATACAAGCCATCATTGAAGGCAGGAAAACACAGACTAGAAGGGTGATTAAGCCACAGCCGAAGACAGACTTAATAAAACATGCAAATTCGCCATACTGGATTTCTGGACTAACTGATGATAGCTATGAACGTGTACATATTCCTCGCTACCAAGTAGGCGAGACTGTCTATATCAAAGAGAAAATCCAACAAGATGGTGAACTCGCCGTCTATGCTTCAGATAGGCAACCAGTTATGTTTTATCGTTCACTTAACCGATTACATTGGCGATGGCAGAAACCGTATCTATCAAGCCGAGCCTTACCAGAAGAAGCAGCCCGTTACTTTATTGTGATAACAGATGTCAGGGCAGAGAGATTGCAGGAGATAACACTAGCAGATGTCATTAAAGAGGGATTTGGCGATGCCACGATTGATGAATTTAATAAGGAATTTCTTAAACTAAATCCGCAAATCGGCGAAGTTAATCCTTGGGTATTTGTTTATACATTCAGGATAAGGTGAAAGGAGAATATGAGAGAGATTAAGTTTAGAGGTTTAGGGGTAGATGGTAAATGGTGGTATGGAGAGCCAAATCCGCAAGGTGAAAACCACGTCAACCTTGCTACCTTCTTTGCAAATGTTCATGCTGGTGCTATCCGCCCTGAAACAGTTGGAGAATTTACGGGACTCAAGGATAAGAACGGCAAGGAGATTTATGAGGGGGATATTGTCGGCGAAAAGGGCTGGGCCTATAAAGTGGAATTTGAGGATGGTATGTTTAGATTAGCCCATAGCACACTTCTTGTTGATTGGATATATGCTCGTAAACGGCAGGGTATTGAAACTAAGGTCATCGGCAACATCTATGAGAACCCTGAGTTATTGGGATAAGGTGAGAAGGTGAAACCTTACTAATGAAAGTGTTAATAGCGTGTGAATTTAGCGGGATAGTCAGGGAAGCCTTTAAGCATAAGGGACATAATGCTTGGAGTTGCGATTTATTGCCTACAGAGATTGAGGGGAATCACATCCAGGGTGATGTTCGCAACGTACTCAATGACGGCTGGGATATGATGCTCGCCTTCCCCCCGTGTACTCATTTAGCAGTCAGTGGGGCGAGGTGGTTTAAGGATAAGAAACAGGAACAATGGGACGCCTTGATGTTTGTTGCTCTGCTAATGACAGTACCGATAGAGAAGATAGCTATTGAGAATCCCATCGGCGTTATATCCTCTAGGCTTCGTAAGCCAGACCAGATAATTCAGCCTTACTATTTTGGTATCGCTGAGAGTAAGGCAACGTGTCTCTGGTTAAAAAATTTACCACCTTTAATTTGCAAGACTTCTGGTGGCGAAGGAATTATTGATAAGGTTCATCGTGAACCGCCAGGTGTTGATAGGTGGAAAAATCGGAGCAGAACATATTTGGCAATCGCTGAAGTTATGGCGGAACAATGGGGATAGTTTGGCGGTGTTCTCAAGAAGTTATGGAGCTAGTATGACAGGAGAGATGAATGGCTAGAACGTTAAAGAATACAGTAGATTACTTCCCCCATGATGCCCATGCCAGCACAGAAAGTGCGACCCTTGCCGTCCTGGAGGGGCAGTATAACAATGATGGCTACGCTTTCTGGTTCAAGCTCCTGGAGAAGCTAGCATCTACGGATGGGCACTTTCTTGATTGGAGTGATCCCCGGCGTTTACAGGTCTTTTGCGGGAAAATCCACATTACGGAAAACCAAGGTGTAGAAATGCTTAATCTACTTGTAGAAATGAAGGCTATAGATAAACAGCTCTGGGAGACTAACAGAATAATCTGGTGCCAAAATCTTGTTGATAACCTGGCTGAGGTCTACCACAACCGCCGTCGGGAAATACCCTTAAAACCCTTTTCTACACCTATTAAATTGATAACTACAGGTAGAAATCCAATAACTACACCCGAAATAGCCATTTCTACTGACGAAAGGAAAAGAGAGGAAACTAAAGGAAATGAAATAAAAGAAGAAAGTAGTAGTTTATCTATAGAAGATATTTTAGCTCTTTATAAAAAGATGGTGGGGTTACGGGAGGAAGAATCCCTTGATGAGGTAATAGAAGACGACATTAAGAAGACCGTAAATATATTCTCGGCGCCGTGGGTCCGAGATGCCATCAACGAGGCGATGAGCCGACATAGAAGGAATTGGTCTTATGTCGCTTGGACTCTAAGTAACTGGAAACGATACGGCAGAGCGAATAATAAAAACCAGGATGCTAACAAATATACCCGCGGCAAATATGGTCATCTGGTTCACACGGGAATTGAGTCATTGCAAAGCAAGGATAGAGCAAAGGAGGAACATGGAGAAGCCAAAGATATTAACGGCTGATGAAGTAGGGGAATGGATGGAATTGAACCACAAAGACTTAGAGGCATATACATATCTTCATAGTAGGGAAGCCCAACTGGATGCCGATGTAGCTTATTATCAAGAGCGAATACACAAACAGGATTTGATTTGGCAACAACAGATTGAGCAAGCAAAGACTGAGGTAGCAAGGGAGATGATTGAGGCCATAGAGAACAGCGAGGCGACACCTAGTTGCCCTTGTGGGTGCTGGGAAAGGTTTGAGTCCAAATATACAGGAGGACGGAAATGAGAGAGAAGATAGATGAACTTATATGGTCAATTCTGAGTTTTGGGCGTGAGTGCTCAGATGAATGGTGGGCAAGCCAGAAAAGTAGTGGTAGGCCATTTGTTGACCACAGGCGAAAGTATTTGTATTCCTTACTAAAAGAGGAGATTAAGAAGGAACTGTTGACGGATGAGGAGATAATTCAGCTTATTGTTGACTGGCACAAGGAAGCCTTAGAAACTAACCCGCCAAAGGAATTAGATATCGCCGATTTAGTCAAAAACTCTATTCAAGCCCAGCTTCAGAAGATTCTCAAGGCATTGGAGGAGAAATGAATAAAGAACAGAGTGTAACAGTAGTGAAGTTTCTTGAAGTGGTGAAGAATAAGATTGAGGAAGAGTCACAGATAATGCTACGAGAGAATTTTATCATTGATAATCTCGATGACCGTTGGCAGAAACTTGTTTTCACTTTCTATACAGACATACTAGCTTTATCTACTGAAGCTGAGCAGATTTTGGAGTATTTGAAGGAAGGTTAATTAGGTGATGATGTTCAAGACTAAAGAAAGGAAAACCAAAAGCATCGGGAAGCTCAAAAAGGAATGTTTGCTTCTCTTAAGCAAGTATGTTCGCCTTCGAGATTGTCTGCGAACTACAGGAACGCTTACACATTGCAAGTGCATTTCGTGTATGCGCCTGATTGATTATAAAACTGCCCAAGCAGGACATCTCGTTGATAGAAGGCACAGTGCTACACTTTTTAACCTCGTGAACGTGAACGCACAGTGCCCTCGGTGCAACATATTTCTTGACGGCAATATCCTCCAGTACCGGCGGGCGCTTATAGCACTTTATGGGGAAGAGGCCGTGAATGAACTGGAAGATATGGCTACCGAAATCAAGCACTTTACTGTGGATGAGCTTCTAAATCTCAAAGAGGAATTCACCCAGAAGATTAAGGAACTAGAAAGCAACTATTGAAGGAGAACCATGAAGAAATTTGAATCTGAGGAGTACCGAATCCCTGGAACTAATATATATGACTGGAGCAAATACAGTAGAGAGAATATAGTTAAATCGCCGCCTCGATTCAAGGTAGGGGATAGTGTAATTTTCACTATAAAGACAGAGGTGCTTAGAGTGTATCAGGACTGTGATGGTACTCCTTTATATGAGGTTGATATGTTGGGCAATGGCTGGAGTGATAGACAGTTAAAGGGAATACGATGGAATTTTCTAAAGTGGCTACGCAGATTATTAAGGAACTAGAAAAGGAGGGATAAATGGAAAATAGCATAATGATAGGGATAACGGAACTACGAGTTGGAGTTGACTCCAAACAACCCTTAGAAGAGAGACTTAAAGTTGCTATGCGGGCTGCATTGAACCATTGGCTTGTTACTGATGAGGAAGGGCAATTTAGGATGGCAGTCGGGGCAGTAATGATTGAGGCCACTGAAGAAGAGCGGGGACGAATAGAAACCGAGTTGAAGTTTCTAAGAGGATTATCTTCTGCTATTAGTGGTGTACCTGTAGATTTTGGTCGGCTAATGGAACAACTACAAAAAGCTAAAGAATCCCACAAGCTTGTTGGGCTGAAAAACTTATGGGATGAGGTAAAAGCCGAGAAATAGCAAAGAGCAATGATTGACGGCGCAAAGCTGATAGAGTGTAGATTAACCAGGGCCCAGAAGGCTCTCTTAGACTGGGGTGTGAAACATCCCCATAGTCGGATTAAGGAACTTGAGTTTGTGGACGGGCAACCCATGAAACTTGTGGTAACTACCGAAGATGGGATTGGCACAGAGTTAGTGAGATTTGATAAAATAGGAGGGTAGATGGATACTTCAGAAACTTATATCAAGATGTGCGAAAAGGCGGAGGAGATAGAGTGTGGGCATGAATGGATTGATGGTGATATGTTTTATGAAAAATTACAATCTCCGCAACCTGGCGGCTATCAAGAAGGAGTGTTTTTAGAATATGAGGACAGTGAGTTTGGTTCCCACGCTAAGGATACTAGGTATCCACGGGAGAAATTAATCTGGCTACCTCGCCAAGACCAGTTGCAAATGATGGTGCAAAGAAGTGATGAATATGCACGTCCCTTTATTGCTCGATTTGCTAAGTGGGTGCATGATGAAATTGATTATGTGCTTGACCAGTCATTAAAGTCAATGGAGCAACTCTGGCTGGCTTTTGCGATGAAGGAGAAATACAACAAAATCTGGAACGGAGAGGAATGGGTAAACAGTTAAGCTAAATTAGCTGACCAGCATAGGAACTGGAGGCGAGTTTTGAGGTCACAAATTGTGATCTCAAGATTCGCCTTTTTTTGTTTAATAAGGGGAAAGTTAATAAACAAGAGGTTAACATGGCAAAACTTTGGGACATGCTTTCACCAATAAATAAGGTGAACCTAGCAAAGGTTTATAAGAACCTGACAGGATTAGACTTCGTGCCTCCGAAGGATGAGGACAAAAGAAAGATTCACGTTGAAGCCAAACTTGAAGCACCTGAAGAGTTAGAAAGGATCATGCAACAGTCTCCTAATTACTCGGTTGATGTTCAAGGGAGGGAAGGGTGAACGGCGACTGCCAGCGTTGTAAGGATTATAGACTATGCATCCCTCCTGAATGGTTCAATTATGCCGAGATTAGATTCTGCCCTTATCAAGTCGTGTGGATAATTAGCTGCGCAACAACATTACGAGCTGGTCGCTGGCCGCAAGACCCCGATAACTCAAGCGACAACGTTGGACAAAGAAACATCAAGACCGAAGCATCCTTTACTAAACCGATTCTGATACTTGCCGAAGTAGAGTTCAGATTAAGGAGAACAGGCATACACGGGAAACTATTAGTCGCCCAAATCGAGGCAGGAAGAGGGCTAGAGACATTAGACGCCGAGGCTCGGGATGCTCTGATGTATGTCAAGGGCTGGAGGCAGAAAGACATGCCTTTTAATGCCTGGCTCAAACAAAGGATATACCGCAGAAATGACTACCAAAAAGTAGTCAAGATGGTCACTTGACAAAGACTTTAGTATGTGATAGTGTGAAAATGTACGGGGCGAAATACGTCCCAAGCCTGCTTCGGCGGGTTTTTTGTTGCCATCCGAAAGGGTGGCTTTTCTATTTCCAGGCATTTATCAGAGCGAGTAGTCGAACGCTCTTTTAAATGAAAAAGAAAAATGGAGGTGAACATGAAAAAAATAATTAGTATTGCTCTTCTGCTAACCTTACTGGTCATGGTGATGGTGCCTATTGCCGTAGCGGCAGATACAGGCGGACAAGTAACAGACTTAGGGTATTTATGGTTGGCACTAGCAGCGTGGGGTGGTGGTCTTCTGGCAGCTCTTCTGGGGTGGGCGAAATCAGGTGAGGTTTTTGTCGCCCGCAAGTTTCTCATAAGTGTACTCATGGCATTTTTAGCTGCTGGAGTTGCTGCCCTAGCCTACCCGGTAATAGACAAGATTAACTGGGCAATTATTATCGGGGCGGTCTTATATGGCGCAGGTGTTGATGTTGTTAGCAACCGCACCGTTGGTACCATCGTTAGCGGTGTCAAGGCTGCCATTAGCCCCACAACTACCGGTCCTTCAAAGCCATAATATTTTCGGCAGAAGGGGAAAGACCTAGAGCGGGTGGGCTAAATGGTTCACCCGCTCTAGGACCATAAAGGAAAACATGAACAATAAGGTTTTACTCGTCATAATCGGAATCTTGAGTGCAGCATTAGTTGTCGCCTTACTATGGGGTAGATAATGGAATTTGAGAATGATGCTTTTAGCTGGGCTGAGAGTAACATAACAATCCCAGAGGAAACAACGACTTTAGAGGAACAAGATGGAAGAGATTAAACTGGCTAAAAATGGGCGACATATAAGTGCTAAGTCGCTGGCAAATTTAATACCCTGTAAAAAGGGTGAGACACATAATCCTCATGGCCGACCACTGAAAGAAAAATCAGTTACCGAATGTCTGCGCCGTCTTATGAAGACACCTGCTGGGAAAGGCAAGACTAAAGAACAATTGCTAGCTGAAGTCTGGTATGAGAAAGCGAAAACCGATACCAGATACTTTGAAATGCTACTTGATAGACTAGAGGGGAAGGTTACTCAGCCAATAGGGGGAGAGGGAGGGAAGGATTTAATCTTCACGGTAGTAGTGAGCAACGAGCAAGTTAAAGACATGGTGGGCGAAGTCTTATCAGGGAAACGAAGTGATGCAACTAGAGACGACAAGGGTATTTGAGGATACCCTTAAAGCATGGTTAGGGGGATATAGGCGCTGTCTGCATGAGGGGGGTACTTGGTCAAGCAAAACATGGTCAATCCTTCAAGCGTTAATACTAATATCTCAGGGGGCTAAGGCGCCTCTGCTTACAACGATTACCTCAGAGTCATTGCCTCATTTGCGGAGAGGTTGTATCCGAGACTTCTTCAGAGTCCTCGGTGAATCAGAGGACAATAACCCCCGGTGGTCCAAGACTTTATTCAGATATGATTTCGGGCTGGCAAAGATAGAGTTCTTCGGGGCTGACGAATCGGACAAGGTGCGCGGTCCCAGAAGAGATATTCTGTTCATCAATGAGGGCAACAATGTGCCCTGGGAGACAGCAAGGGCTTTAGACATACGGACATCTAAGTTCACTATCGTGGACTGGAACCCGGTGACAGAGTTTTGGGTACATATGTACGAGGCTCAGGGCAAGAAAATCCCGGGCTGGATACAGGAAGCCGATAGTGCCTATATCCACAGCACTTACTTAGATGCTCTGAAAGTCTTACCAAAGGAAGTTGTCCAGAATATCGAGTCCAACAAAGGCAAAGACGCAAACTGGTGGAATGTCTACGGATTAGGTTTGTTAGGGCACCTGGAGAACTTGATTTGGCCAGATTTTCAGATAGTTGATGAGTTACCGCCTAAATGTGATTGGCAGGCATGGGGTTATGGTTTAGATTTCGGCTTCGTAAACCCCACAGCACTAATTAAGGTCATCCTATCAAATAAAAAGCTGTATTGGGATGAACGGGTATATCAAACAGGGCTGACCAATGCCGACTTGATAGAACGGCTTACGCATGAGGATAAAGCCGATATCTATGCTGATTCGGCGGAGCCAGACAGGATTGAGGAAATATCAAGGGCTGGCTGGACTATTTACCCGGCTAATAAAGATGTGAAGATGGGGCTCGACCTGGTAAGAAGACAACCCTTGCATATATCAAAGTCAAGTGTGGACACCATCAAGGAAGTTAGAAACTACAGCCGTAAGAAAGACAAAGACGGCAAAGTTCTGGAAGAGCCAGTGAAGATTCGGGACCACTCTTGCGACGCTGGGAGATATGGCTCTCTAGGCTTAACAGAACGGTTTGGCTTTGCAACGGCAACTCCAGGGCAAATAATGCCTGTGTGGCAATTTTAGGAGGATAACTATGGTCCAGGAAAAATTACCAGCAATAGTAGCTAGAATTGATGAAAGAACTGCACACATACAGGAAGATGTCAAGGAAGTGAAAGAAACAGCCATCGAACTCAAAAAGGTTGTTATTAAGCATGGTGAAGACCTGGCAACTATCAAGGAAAGAATCGGCAATTCAAATTGCGATTCAAATCACCATTCCTTGAGTAAGAAGCAAAAGGCAGGAATCGGGGGTGCCGTTGCTGCAATTATCAGTGCCATCATTACATTTTTAACACACTACTTTAGCAGACATTAAGGAGCAACTATGGCAGACGAATCACGAGAGGAATATAAACTATTCATAGCTAGAAAAGAGGAAATGGCGAGCATCTTTGCCCGTATGGACACGGACGAAGGACTCTATTTCCTTACGCCCTACAAGATGAAGAAACTCCCGCCCCAAGACAGTAAGAATATGGAGGGGATAGCCAATGTGACATTACCTGACTCTCAAGCATTCGTCAATAAAGCGAAGGCTCTCTTAGGTGGACTTGATATGCAGAAGGTAATTGAAGGGCGTGATAAGACGGATAAGGAAACTACCAAAATTGAGGAGTTTCTTGACGACATTTATTACATGATAGATGAACGATTAGTAAAGCAGGGGAAACTAGGGTTAGACGGCTTTACTAATGAGCAAGATTGCGTCCGCGGGCGTATCCCCGCTAGGTCATGTATGAAAATAGATGAAGAAGGGAACTTTATCCCTGATGTTCTCCCCTTAGATGCCCGGTGCTTTGTCTCTGATAACGATGGGGAAGATATGACCTGGGGTGCTCCCTGGTTTATGAGGTCAAAGGCAAAGATTCAAAAAGAGTACGGAGATAATATCAAGGTTGAGGGTGCATTTGGCGAGGTTGTTGACTTCTGGAACCCTGAAAAGAATGTGGTCTTTGTTGATAAAAACATAGTTAAAGAGCAAGAAAACCCCTATAAGTATCCGCCGTTTATAGAGGCTATTGCCCCCTTTGGTTCAATGCTTAGTACAGAAAATGCTACGGCGCATCAGGGGGAAAGTATACTGTGGCCAAACCGCACCCTCTATGATGAGAAAAATAGGATTGTTACTATACTAACAACAATGACCATAGAGGCATTGCGGGGTGGGATGCAATTAGAAAACGAAAAGGGGATGAATGCCACTAAACCAGGAGAGTCACCTTATGGAGCTGAAAAGGTCAATCCTGTAGAAAAAGGTGGCGGTTATAGACCAATGCCTATTAACGATATTAAGAGTGCCACAAGACTACTTTATTCGATAATTGAGGCAGATTTGCAAAAGACAGGTTTCACGGCTCTGGATTATGGGTCTTTAACCTTCCCCCTTGCTGCAATAACGGTTACGAAACTCACTATTGCCAGAAATGACATTATGTTGCCATATGTACAGAATAAAGCTGTTTTCAATCAGGCTCTTAGCCGAATGATAATTGACCAGTGCATAATGCTGAATAAGACATTAAACCTAGGGCAACCAGGGAGTCAGAATACCTACTCCCCAAGTGATTTGAAGGGTGCTTATACAATCACCTACCGCTTCCTTAATATATCGAAGGAACAAGGTATTGCCGACCTCTCTATTGCTAATGCTGCTCAGGGTTACTATTCCAGCGATACAATCAGGCGGGAGATACTGAAAGTCAAGGACCCCGATGGAGAGAAGATTAAATACGAATCAGAGCAAGCGGAGAAGGTTGACGAGGTATTGTTCCTTTATCGAAGGGCAAGCAGTCTCCTTGAGGGGAAGAAAGTAACCTTAAAGAATCAAGTTGAAGCCTATATCTTGGCACAACGGATAGTGACTATCCTGGGACAAAGGCAAATGACAGGGACGTTAAGTGGGATAGAAAAGAAGGTTAAGCCAGGAGAGACCCAACAAGGGAAGGAATTGATACCACTTCTTAGTGGAGGAGGCGGGCAAGACAGACCGTCATCTACTGGAACCGAGCCGACTGTGGCTCAGGGGGTAGGAAGAAATGGCTAACTTTAAGTTTGCTCAACAGGATTTAGACAAAATGGTGATTGATGCTCTCCAACAACAGCCTGTTCAAGGTGGAGGGCAAGGAGGGGTTCCAAAACCAACTGCCATGCAAAAGTTACTGGCACAAGCACAGTTAAATAAGGGTAATCCCCCGCCTCAAGGGATGGGACAATGAGCATTGACTTAAACGCAGAAAACTTACTGACGCAATACAGGGATGCCAAGGATACGGAGATTGAAAGACTTTTAAGCCAATATGGTACTTCCTTAAAAGAAGTGCGTGAGATGTATCCCCAACTTACGACTGCTATTTCGCAGAGACAACTTACGACTGCTTTCCCGTCCCAGCCGTTATTCTTCACACCCAGCGAGGCTCAAAATATGGGGCTCTCGCTTCAGGAAGGTTGGATGCTGAAGATGACCCCGAATCAGGATCAGTCTGGTTATGGCATCAGCTTTATAACGCCTTCAAAGTGGGAAATTACACAGGATAACAATTACATCTCTCCGACTGGAGAGAAGTATTCACAAGCGGATATGCAGGCGCTCCTAAGTGTGCCGACAGGTGGGCTGACGAATGAAGAGTTACCAACGGCACCTCTAACCATAGATAACTTGACAGACCAGGGAAAGCAAGCATATCAAACATATCAGCAAGGTGGAGGGGTGCTAGATGTCGCGGGATGGTACAACCTACAGGAGCAGCAACAACTCGAAACTGAGCAAGTCTTCGGCAAGGTTTTTCCTCAGGAAAGTGTTGATGAAGTCTTAAACTACATTGACACCAACCCCAAAGGATTTTTGACCGATTTGAGGACTATTGGCAGAACTCCAGATACCGAGACTTTATTAAAAGCTCTTAATCCCGATATAACCAACGAGGAAATATCTCAGATATTCGGGGAAACTACCGAAACTCCCGTAACCTCGGCACCTAATATATGGCAGCAACTCACTCAAGAGATAGGGGATATAGTGAGCGGGATAACAGGCGCTATCTCAGATGTTATCTCAACAATCTTCGGCAAGAAACCCGGGGGAATTGAGCAAGCGAATATACAGAAGATTGAAACTGTTACTCAGGTCCCTAAAACTTTTGCTGACGTTGCATTGGCAACCTTTGGTGTGGTTGCTAGCACATGGAATAAGTATATTGATAGACCATGGCAAATTTTCATTCTGGGGCAGAAATTGGCTATGGAAGGTTTACTCGGAAGAAGCAATGTCGATACCTTGCAAACAGCACAAGATATGCAAACAGTCTGGGACAAATATGGCTGGGCATCAGTCTTTTCGGATGAAGCGAATCAGATATATCAAGGATATAAGACTAAAGAATCCATGTGGGGGCAAATGGAAAGGGTGCCTTTTATGATGCCAGTTGAGATTATGGAATGGCTGAATCCTATCTATTTAATCCCCGTTGGGGATATAGCGGGTGGGATAGCCGAATCATTAAGCAAAGTTCCAGTGATAGGCGAGGCTGCCATGAAGACCGCAGCTGGAGTGCAAGCGATTGAAAGAGGGATAGCTTATCCAATAACGAAACCTCTTGAATTAGGACTTCAAGGGTTGCAGAAAGTGGGGGCTGCTTTAGGCGAACAACTGACCAAAAAGCTACTCAATGAAAGTGACCACCTTGTTACTTTAATGGACTTGCCGGGGAGCGATGAGCTTCTACAAGCGACATTGAAGGATAACTGGATGAAGAGTGCCTTGCAGACGGTTTCTAAGGTTCCACCGATAAAATCAATTATCGAGAAGACTTTAGGCTGGAGAATCATAACCGATGCTGAGGCGACCACAATAGAAGATATGGTGGCTCATGGAGCTGTCTTAAAAGTTGAATTCACCAGGATGGGGAGGCAAGCCGTTTTCCCTGTCATATCGGAATTAAGGGCGATTGTCTCCGACCCTGTTAAATTGTTCGGGTTTAATGAGAAAGCCGAATCAGCCTTGATGATTGAGCGATTACTACCAGAATACGCATCAGAAAGAGAAGCAGCGGGAACACTAGAGCACGTGTTCACTCACCCTGAGATGTATAGCTGGGCGAATCTTGATAAAGGTTTGCAGTATGTAACCAAGTTCCATGAACTAAATACTGAAATTCTTAATATGCTCAAGAAGGAGGGCATCGCGCCACAGAATGTCTTAGACGAATGGTGGATGCACAGAGTCGTGGAAGGCAAGACAGCACCCACCGGCGAGATAATCGAAGTTAGGGGAAAGCCAGGCATAGGAGCAAGGGCTATCGGGGCTAAAGCCTCTTATGAAAAGCATCGAGCTTATCAAACAATGGCGGAGGGGATAGCCGATGGAATTAAATATAACATCAATCCTGAAACCTCAATGGCTACCTATCTTCAAGAGGCTTTCAAGCAAGTCGGAGATAATAGATTTATCAATTATGTGGGCGAAGGATTAGAGACACTTGGCAAAGAAGGGCAAACGCCAAGCGAGCGATTATTAAATCTATACCCACAGTTATTTGAGGAGATACCCACTGCCGAAGGCAGAACACTGGCAAGGAAGGCGGTATTAAGAACCGAAGAACTGGCCAATGTTAATCATTTCAGCGATGTTATCAATAGGGCGATGAGGGGGGAAACATTACCCGAAGGGACATTAAAAGCTATTGAGAGGCGATTCCCAGAGCAAGGGGCTAAGTTAAGAACTTTAGTTGAGGGAGGCAACACTAGCGAAAAGGGATTAAGAGACATATTGGCAGAGAACCAAAAGACCATCACTCAATTAACTGAAGCACTGCAAAGAAAAGAGACAGTAGCACTCGAACCACTAAAAGCCTTACCCGATACAGAGAAATTAACCGCAGTCTTTAGCACAATGCCCCAGGAAGATAGATTAGCTTTCCGTTCAACGATTACGAGCCAATTTGAGGATATTCAAAAGATGGTTAGTGACCAAGGTAATGAACTTGCTGGGATAAGGGAAACACTGGCAAGTGACCCCGTGGCATCATACCGCGGTCATGTAGGGGAACAAGAAACCAGCCTCCTATCATTACTAAAGGGTGGGAGATGGCCTGAGACTGTAACGGTCAAGCAAGCCGAAATGCTGACAATGGGGGCTAAGGTTGCTCCTGAAGTCATAAATCAAGAGGGTAGAGTTCCTTGGGAATATGTACTAGACGAACTTGCCGACCATTTCAACATGGGTGAGCAAGACCTTATCAACAAGATAGAGCAAATAAGCACTCTGAAGATCAAGGCAAATGACCTCAGTATCTTAATAGGCGAGGCTACTAAGAGGAAAGACAGTATGTGGAAGATTCTGGGGGTGCTAGACAATGTGGAGAATACCGCAGAGTATTTTCCAAAGGCTGCCCCGGGGATGCCAGAGGCGGGATTACAAAAGGATATTTTTGGCTATGAAACTTCTGTGCAACCAGCAGGGAAAGGCAAATTAACCCAGTTATCCCTAGAGGACTACAACAAATTAGTTGAACTACACAAGCAGGCAGGATTGCCACCGCCAGATGTGGTTATCAAGCCTCAGATAGAGGGAATTAAGGGGCTAGAAGGCAAACCTCAAATTGCTAAGGTAACTTATGATTTACCACCAGTGAAGTCTGCCGCTGACCTGAAGGCAGAGTTCAATTCACTCAAGGGTGAAGTCAAGACACTAGGCGAGACTAGAAAAGGTGCTTATTGGGAAGCCAGAAATGCTCAATCCTTTGCAATGGAGCAAGTAAGGCAACCCAGTCTTGGAGAAGGATTCATCATGCAACCTTTCGCCGGCGGGAAGATATACGATAGGGAATTTATTGATGCCTTCAATAAGTTCTTCGGGCGTGAAGCGGGATTGCCAGGGTTAAGTGTCGTTGGTGATGTCGCGGGAATTCTGAGAATCACTAAGGCTGCCTTAGACCTTTCCGCTATGGCAATTCAGGGTATGCCGTCCTGGGGAATGGCTCATGCTTATATGTTAGTTGACCCTCAGACTGGCATGAAGTTAATGGGGAGTTGGTATAAGGCACTCGGTTACTCTATAAGGGCATATTTCGACCCTGACGGCATCTTCAGACTGATGGCAAAGAATTCAGATACTATCTTACAGAGATTAGCTTTTGGCGGAAGTTCAATCGGAAGTGATTATCTTCGGCTAGAGGCTTCATCGGGATTAGGAAGATTATTTGATAAGTTACCTATCTATCAAAGAGCGGAACTTTCCTTTTCTTCGGCTACGGAAATTGTAAGAGATGAGTTCTGGAAGATTCTATCTCCGAAAGCTCTTACTCAAGGGAAGGAATTTGAACTGGCTCGATTCCTGGACAGGATGACAGGCATTGTTGATTCAAGAGCTTTAGGTGTGCCGATAATCACAAAGCAATTAGAAACGACCTTTATTTGGTTTGCACCGAACTATACGAGAGCCTGCCTAACGGTGTTGGCCGACATATTTCGAGGTGGTTATACAGGAGACATGGCCAGAAAAGCTATCGGGGGAATGATAGGTGCTGGGGCAATGATGTATGCGGGTATGCAATACGGATTATCAACCTTGGAAGGCAAATCAAGTGAGCAAGCCTGGGATTCCGTCATGCAGGGGTTTGGTATTCAAACAGACCCGATAACTGGCGAAACGACATGGAAACCATCGGCTCAGTTTATGAGCATAAAGGTTGGAAACTACAATTATGGCATCGGCGGGTTCTGGTACGGTATGGTGAGATTAGCAGGAAACATTCTAGGTTGTATTGAGAGCATCGGCGGGAAAGAGCCGATAGACCTGATTCGCATAATGAAGAATGGCTCTCTAAATAAGATAGACAATCCCTTTGTCTCCTGGTGGTTTTCTCGTTCTTCACCGCTGGTGGGAGTGGGGTATGAACTTGCCACTGGTAGAGATTATCTCGGCTATCCTATTGAGACACCAATGGAATACCTTAAATATATCGCTACCCGATTTGAACCTATCTGGATGGAGCAAGGAATCAACTGGATGATTCCCGGTGGGGCCAGAGACTATGAGATACCCGAAGGAGCAGCGCGGGTAGCGACTGCTGCGGGGGAATTATTTGGTCTCAGGACATTTCCCGAAAGTGCCTGGGTGCAATTCTATGACCAGGCTACCCAGATACTTAACACGATTCCCAAAGATACGTTAGCTAAATACTTTACTCAGGATGAGTTAACGAAGATTCTTGATATTCAGAAACAAGGCAAATTGGAATGGGGTATGTTGCCAGGTCCACTTCAGACGGAACTTTTATCAATGTATCCCGAATTAAATAATTATTACTCAACGGCTCAGGCTGATAATGCTCTGCGGAGTTCGGGCGTGTGGAAGGCATGGACACAGAGGACGACTGAGGAACAGACGATTTACTATAACAGAGGGAATGACCTCATGGGGCAAATCAGAAGCGGGCAACTTAATACCAAAGACCTCAGGACGGCGTGGGGCGATGCTGGGCAGAACTATGGTGTGATGCTGGATAGTTTAGAGAAAGACCCTCACTATCAAGAAATATACGACTACTTCGCTTCGCAGGCAGCGAAGGGGAATAAATATGACTGGAACATTGATTTAGCCCTAGCCGATTATCAACAGGTTATGTTTTCAGACTACACGAATGATAAAGGAGACTATGACTGGGATGCCAAGGATAAAGCGGTTGACGATTACATCACAAGATGGGGTCAGGATATGTACAACGTGATCAGGCAGATGTACTCGGATAAGAAATACCAGGCAGGACTTGACCCAGCTCTCGTTAGATTAGCAGAGGACAAGGACACATTAGGTTTGGGATACTGGCAGTTGCCTTACAAACCGCTTTATCAACTGGCTGAAGCCGATGTGCCAGCCGAATATCATACACTATGGTCACAATATCAGGGATTGTCCGATGCTGAGAAAGACCAATTCTTAACAGATAATCCTGATTTATCAAAGGATTGGAGAGCAGAATGGCGGGCTTCTCATCCCGAAGATGATGCCAGGCTTGCTCTATGGGGATATGGTGGGAAGTTACAAACTCAACAAGCCTATGACTTAGTGGTGAAGTGGAGTCAGGAACTCAATATCTCATTAGGCCAGATGGGGCTAGGATTGCCGCCCCAAAGTCTAGTACCAGATTACTTTGACTATACTAAACTCGCTGGTCAATACGGCGGGAATAGCATTGACGCTAAATTGTGGCGTTTACTCCATCCTGACTTTACTAACTGGGCGATGGATAACTGGGGATGGGTAGGCACTGCAAACTACAAGAGCATAGAATACTATCAAGATGAAATTGCAAAGCGAAATAAATAATTAACCGCCAGTTCCTGGTTGACCATACCACATCGCAGCTTGGGATTGGTTGATTCCAACAAAAATTAAAAAACAAATCATGGCGACAACAAACCAGAATACAGGGTTTGTTACTAATTCTATGAATGTTTCTTTGCCCCTAGAACGATTTTTCATACTATTTTAATCTATACCCGAAATAAATAATTGTCAAGTTAGGGTCGTTGGGTGAGCCACCACCTTTAAGAGTGGCAAAAAGTCGAGCCCGCTAAATGCGGGAATTTTTATTTAAGGAGGTATAAATGGACGAAACCAAAGGGAAACCAGAGGACTCTCTTCAGAAGCCTGGACAGACTTCTCAGGGAACCGAGGGGACTACTCCAACAACCAAGACTTACACCGAGGACGAAGTAAACAAGAGGATAAGCGATGCCCTCGCTGCTAAGGGCAGGGATGCCAAGGCACTAGCCGACAAAGAGGCAAGTCTTAATGCTAGAGATGAAGCTATCAAAGCTCACGAGGCTGAGATAAACGACATTAAAAGGCGGAGAGACGAAGCGGAATTAGAGGATGCCCGGCGTGACCCTACTAAATTGACTGCATACCAGGAACGGAAGGCTAGGGAGAAAAACCAACTAGATCTGCAAGCCGAAAGGGATGCACTCAAGAAGGATAGGGCAGCACTTGAGCGTGACAAGACAGAACACGCCGAAGCTCTTAAAGCAGCCCAGGAAACTCAGTTAGAGATTGAACTATGGGAAATCGGGGCTGAATTTAATGTCAACCCAGTGACTCTCAAGGACACGATGAAGGATCTCAACCTGACAACTGCTGAGCAAGCCAAGGCACTCGCAAAACGGATAAGCGAAACGCTGAAACGACCAGCGGAAAGCGAACCTCTTAAAGTTGACTCTGGTGTGACATCTGGCCATAAAGAATCTACGGCGGGCAAATCAGCACCACAGATTTATGCTGATACCTTCCGAAAAGAAAAATAATTTTACAGGAGGATTCACATGGCAATTACTGGATATTTTTCAAGTCCAGACGAAATGAACAAGCTGACGCAATCAAAACTATTGCCCGGTGTTGTTCAACAGGTCTATGAGGTTGGCCAACTTTTACCCCGATTGCCAGTCACAACCGTTGATGCTTATACACTAAAGTGGAACCGAGAGGGAACACAGCCTAGCATCTCTGAAAAGTCGAAGGGCGAGCAATATGGGTGGAAGGAAGTAGCCACCTACTCCCAGGTTACTCTGGGATTAAAGGAATATGGTGACCAGTGGGCATTGGTCAAGGGTGCTCAGGAGACCTACAAAGACCCCAATGATTACAGAGGGGTTATTCAGGCTCAAATCATAAAAGGAGCACTGAGAACTATTGAGGACCAGCTCATTTATGGCAATGCAACCACATACCCCAAGCAGTTTGATGGGTTGGACAAGCTTTGTGCTGCCACCGGCGGTCATAATGCCTGGGCTACTTACCAAGACTATGACATGGGCGGTGGAACTGTTGGTCTGTCAATCGCAGCCCTGCTCGGACTTATAAGGGCGTGCAAACCAAGACCGAGTTTCATCCTGATGCCTGGGACAATTCAAGACAAGTTGTTCATCTACTCGATGGGCAAGGCTGGGGCTATTGTGATGGCTCGGCAACCAGACGAGTTCGGCAAAATGATTTCCTTCGTCAATGGTATTCCCATTGTCGTATCGGATTTTATGACTACCGAGACCGACAACACCGGCGGGAAGGCTTCCACAGCCCTGGTGAGCGTTTACGCTATCAGAACCGGGTCTATTGAAGATGGCGGTGTCAGCCTCGTTGTTGGCGGTTCAACCGGTGGAAAAGATTTCTTCGAGGTCGATCACTTTGACAAACTGGAGGACTACAACGCTGAGGGCATCCGAGCTTACTGTTATGTTGCCCTGGCGATGGGTGCAACCACATCTGTGGCTCGTATTCATAGCATTTGCCAGACAACGGCGATAGATGCTACCAGTTAAGGGGGACTAGCTTAAACCCCCTAATCTAATAAAGGAGAACTAAATATGGGAACATTGTATAGCTTAGGACAGACATCAGTTGTCCGTAGGGGACTGCTCAAGTTAGCAATAAGCAATGCTAATGCTGCCGGTAATGCTGCCACTCTCGAAAACCCTGAAGATGCGATTATCCTCGTTGATAAGGTAGTGGCGGAAATCAGAACGGTAGCGGAGGCAGCTTCACAATTAGTGGTAGGCATAGGCGACAACGCCAGCGATAATGTTCTGAACGCTGCGGGGTATCTTCTCAATACCAATGCGTTGAACATTGGCCACAGTGTGACTGGACCCGCTGCTGGCATAAACTGCAATTGCCGGCTATCACCTAAGGGCACTACTACAAACGCCTTCTTACTCGTTGGCGTGGATGTAGCTGCTAACGCCGATAGTCTCGTAGGGGATGTCTACGTAGACTACATAATTCCGTAACCAGGAGGCTGCTATGCTAGATTTCGTTCTATACACCTGTTCTTACGGACAGGTTACTGTAGAAACAATTACCTGTGTAGAGAAGTTACACAACACAAATCACAGGTTCGAGTGGTGGTTCCAAACAGGGGACGCACTCATAAGCCGAAGTCGAAGCATAGTAGCCTACCAATTCTTAAAGAAAAACTGTGCACCCTATCTGATATTCCTTGATGGGGACATCATCTTTAGGGTCGAAGATATAGAGAAGTTACTAGATGCCCTGAATGGCGGTTTAGACGTTGTAGGTGGGCTATATCCAGTCAGGGGAGGGGCATTCTTAGCTCAAAGGGGCTGGAATGGGCAATTCCACATCTCAGGCGATTTGGAGGAAGTCCAGTTTGTCTCGACAGGCTTCGTTGGTATCACTCGTAATATTCTTGAGAAAATCACGAAGGATATGCCCGTTCTTAATAAAGGAAACTGGTCGGAATGTTGCCCAGTCTTTGAGGATGGGAAATACGAAAACATCTTTATCAGCGAAGATTGGGACTTTTGCAATAAGGTTAGACAGGCTGGGGCAAAGGTTTATGCCCATACCGGGATTCAACTTTCCCATCTGAAGGAAAAAATCTACACGACCAGAGAAGCCATAGAAAACATGACATGGAAGCCAGAGAAACAGGATATCTGGAATGACCTTGCTGAATATCTGGGGACAAAAGACCTTATGCCACAAGCCATAGCGACCAAGCAACTGGCTGATAAGTGGAAGGATTGGCAAGGCACAGTAGAGGAATTCTACAAAGACCCCGAAATTGGTCAGCTCTACCTTTATGACTTAGTGGGGTTTAATTCAGCAACCTTTTATAAGGAACAAAGGATGGCTGGGATCAAGAACGCCGAGCATTTACACATCCTCGACATCGGCTGTGGCATAGGGACTACTCTCTTGGAACTCTGCTGGGAAAATAAGAACCTGGTCGGGTATGACATCAGCGAGAAGGCATTAGACTTTGCGAGGTTCAGAGCTAACAAACTGGGAGCCAGAAATGTGAAGTTCACCAGCGAATTTCCAGAGATAGAAAAGTTCGACCTCATCATCGTCATAGACACCCTGGAACACATAGAGGACTTACGTAGCTTTCTCTTGAAGATAGGATCGGGAATGAAGGAAGGTGCCAGGTTCTATCATTATGATTGCTTCTGGGAACATGAAATAAGCCCGATGCACTTTGACCACAGTAAACATATAAACGAGTGGTTGAAAGAAGCGGGGTTGGTCGTCTTTGACCAGCACTGGTGCATTAAGAAGTGAAAGTAGCAATCGCTGGCGGATTTGACCCGATACACCCAGGACATATCAAGCATATAGAGGAGACTCTAAAGCTCGGTGAAATAATAATCATTCTGGCTCGGGACGACCAACTAATCAAAAAGAAAGGTAAATGCGTCATCCCTTATCAAGCCAGAAAACAAATCTTGGAATGGGGACTGAGGGGAAGAGGCCAGGTGGTAGAGAACATAGATACGGACATTACTTGCAAATCTTCCCTGCGACTCTATAAGCCGGACATCTTTGCCAAAGGTGGCGATACCTGGGACATAAATAATCTGCCTGAGAAAGAAGTCTGTGGGGAACTAGGCATCAAAATAATGTTCGGAGTAGGGGGTTACGATAAGCCCTATTCAAGTTCAAAGTTTAATACCTAATCACAAGGAGGTGAACTATGCCAGCAAAGAATGACGCGGAAAAACATTTTATGTGCATGGCACTGGCGGTCAAAAGACATGGGAAGGGTGTCTTAAAGGGAGTCAAGAATCCTGGACCGATTATCAAAGCAGCAAATTCAATGGATGAACAGGACTTGAAGGACTTTTGCCTTCAGCCAGTTCAAAAGTAGGTGAACAATGGCAAAGAAATTATGGATTCAAGGGGCTATCGGCGCTGAAGGGAGACTGAGAAAACATTTCGGCGTTAAGGAAGGCGAGACAATTCCCCCGGAGAAGATAGACGCGGAGATAGCATTATTGCATAAGAAAACTCGGGAAGTCGGGGGGGCAGGGTTGACACCGGATGAGGAATCTCTATTGTCTGCCTTGAATCTCGCCAAGAGGATGCGCGGATTTTCCAAAGGGCGCAAGAAAAAGTAGGTGAAGTATGGGTGTAAAGAATATATCATCCATTCGGGCGACAGTAAGGCAATTACTCAGGGATGAGTATTTGTCGGGTTCTCCATTTGAATTTGACGATGAGGAACTCAATGTCCATATTGGCGAAGTGCTTATAGAGATCTCAGAATACAAGTCCCAAGAAGTTCGGGAAACAGTAGTTAGCAATGGTACAAAGGAAGTGGACATTAGCACTATAACCAATTTATTGGAGATAATAAAGGTGGAATATCCCATTGGTAGTGACCCTCAAGATTTCGTAAAGTTCACCGTCTTCGGGAATACCCTACGCATCGAAGATACCACACCAGCTTTAGGGGCTAATATCTATCTCTATTGCTATAAGGCTCACCAATTAACCGAATCTACATCTAGTTTAAGTCCAGACCTTGAGAGAGTTCTGGTGGAAGGGACTGTGGCGAAGGCTGCTCTGGCATGGGTGAATAATATCCGGACACAAACAAATTTAGCCATTAGTACGATAGACACAATTAGTACAACGATAGGAAGCATGGATGCCCGGATTACCCAAGCAATAAACGATTTAGCCTCAGGCCGTGTCTTGATAGGCAGCAAGAAAACAGAGACCAATACAGCTATAGGTAATATGACGACTCGTATCAGCCAAGCCATAAATGACCTTACTTCTGGCAGAGCCTTAATCAATAAAATCAATATCGGTGGCGCACCAGAAAATGACTATGCCCAATATGCTGCAGTGGAACTCAACAATGCGGCACGATACCTAGAGCAGAGCAGGGGTTATCTGTCAGAGGATACACCCTCATCCGAATATGGCAATTATGCTGCGCGGGAACTAAATAACGCAGTCGCCTATCTGAATAAGGCTACAGGTTACTTCCGTACACTAACGGCACAGTTAGATGTGGCAGCGTCTGCCACTAGATACCAGGCTTGGGCAAATAATCAACTCATGATTTATCAAAATAGTCTTCGAATGATAACCAAACCAAAGGTTTGGGAATACTAAACAGGAGGTAAACAAACATGGCCGTAGGTTGGACAAATAGGGGAAAATACTTACTTATGGGGTATCTCTTCAGAGCATCAGCCCTTCCAGCGAATCTTTACGTAGCTCTGGTAACATCGGCGACTGCGCCAACCGCAGACACCAATACCCTGAGTCAGCTAACCGAGATTGCTGCTGGCAACGGATATACCACAGGTGGCTATCAGTTAACTGAGAACGCCACGGATTTTGACGTGTGGAGTGAGGATGACACTAGTGATTTAAGCAAGATTCAGCTCAAAGATATTGTCTGGACAGCATCGGGCGGGCCAATCCCAGCTTCGGGTAACGGAGCCAGGTATGCCGTATTAACCGATTACAACGCCACAGTAGGCAGTCGGCAAGTCATAGCATACTGGGACCTGGCAAGCGACAGAACAGTATCAAGTGGTCAGACATTAACCCTTCAAGACTGCGAACTACGCATCACAGAATCCTAATAGATAAGCAAGGTCAAGGATTATCAACACACAGGGGCAGGGATAACCCTGCCCCTTTTTGTAAGGAGCATTTATGTCATGGCTTTCAGATTGGGGTAAAAGAGTAAAACTCACAACTGACCATACAGATATAACTTTGGCACTGAGTGACTTTCCTATTCTTCTTCACGTCAGTGCATCTTGTGGCCGCAATAACGATGACGTTTCCTGTGTCTTTGATGAACTTCAAAGCGATGCCAATAGGTTCAAGATTGCGGTTACGACCTCTGATGGCACTACTCAATGCTATGTTGAAATAGAAAAGTGGGATGATGCCAATGAACAGGCATGGCTTTGGGTAAAAGCCCCATCTTTAAGTAGCACGGTTGACGATGACTTTTATCTCTATTATGGCTCCTCGCATGCTGATAATACAACTTATGTAGGTGACATTGGCTCTACTGCTGCTCAAACTGTTTGGGATAGTAACTTCAAGCTTGTCAACCACATGGATTATCTTAACCTTACAGACATGGCTACTAATCTGCCAACTTATCCAGCATCAGGAGTCGCTGGTGAGGTTTCTCTAATAATGGATGGGAGTCAATGTGATTGTTGGTATAACGCAGATGCGGGCTACTTAAACGTATATTATGCCTATGCCACAGATAGCGATTTGAATTCATACTCTACTTCTACTCTCTGCCTTTCAAATGTAATGCGAATTTTTGTTCTGAAGGAGGGCAGTACCTACTATTTGTTTGGTCATCAAGGTAGTTCTGGCTATGGCGATCTCTATTTATATAGTAGTACAAACAAAACCACTTGGACAATTATGAACAGTGGAAACCCAGTTCTTCATGCTGTAAGCAGCGGGATGTACAAATACATCTGGAATATCGGGGTGGTAGTCATAGGCTCCACCTGGCATATGTTTATTGAGTGTGGCTCGCAAAGCAGCCAGAGTGACGTCGGGGTAGCCTACTCTTATTCTACCCTAGCCGATTTGAACTGGGACACGCACAGGACGGCAACCGCTATCATACCTGGAGCGAGTAACTGCCAGCCTGTTTATGTTCCTGACCGAAATGCCATTCTCCTTATGACTACATATCGGGCTTTAGTTACGGATTATTGGGATATAAATGCCTTCCATGCAAGCGTATCAGACGATTTATCGCTGGCTGCAAGTTGGACTCAATGCCGGAACTTTTCCATCAAGTATCCCGCCATACACAGTACTGACCCCCACCTAGTCGTTGCTGGAGATGCTTTTGATTACAACATCGTAATATCATACCTTTATAATCAAGGCGATGGTGGCAATAGACAAGCCTGCATAGATTTGAGTCTGGATGATTTCTATGATGCTATTCAATATGGTATTGATAGCACTTCAGGGAAATATGATGGCACTAAGAGAGGAACATTTGAACCTGCCCAAATAACTGGGAAGATAGCTGGTGCACAGAACTTCGATGGCACGAATGACTACATTACAATCCCTGACCCATTTTATGTACCCGGTATAACCATAGAGTGCTGGGTCAACATGGACGTCGTAGCAGATTATAAATACTTTGCGAATAAAGATTACGTTACGACTGGAAACCGCGAGTATAGCTTATGCCTGGATACCAGCAACCTAATATTTTTCGTCTGGAATACCTCGAACGCACTAGGATATAGGAGAGGCACTACCACTTTTCAAGCAGGAACAGGGTATCACTGTGTGGCTACCTATGATGGAACTACTATAAAACTTTTCCTTAATGGAGCAGAGCAGTCCTACGCAGCCTATGTATCTGTAAGTGGAAACTTGCAGAATACTACACAGCCCCTAACTCTTGGTTATAGAGCAAGCGCAACCCCTGATGGGTATCTGGACGGGCAAGAGGATGAGGTCAGAATTTCCAATGGAGCGAGAACAGTAGCTTGGATAAAAGCCACCTATGAGACTGAAAGAGATGATTTATTAGATTGGGGAAGTGAGGAAATATTTGTAGTACCATTTAGAAATTATTATCCGCATATTTTGGCTCACTAAAGGAGGTGAACAATGCCAAGAATTTACAGTATAGTAGCTACTAACGCAACAATGGTAACTGGGGTTAATGTCCTGGTGGGCATTTATCCTGTTGCCACTCCACCTGCTGCAGGGTCGGTGCTGATAGTTAAAAGGGTGGAGATTTCCCAGAACGCTAATGCCACATCCGTACAGGTAAGGGCTGCTATGTCATTCAGAACTGGTGGCTACTTGACTGTTGCTACTGTCACACCGACTCCGAGAAAGGCTGGTGGCGCTGCTTCTGCTATTGTCGGTATAGCGGGCACATTAGCTGCGGGTAAGTGTGGAATCACGGGCTCGGCAGACGCGACTCCGGCTTATACCGACACTCATGTTGCCTCATTTAACAGTCTTAATGGCTGGCTATGGATTCCAACTCCCAATGAGGAGATTTATGTAACAGGAGCATTGGCCTTTGTAGTGAGATTTCTGGCCGATCCTGCTACTTTAACAGGGTGGAACTGCACAGTAAACTTTGAAGAACTCTATTAGGAGATTAAATGCCTATTTGGAGGAAACTACCGCAACCACAGCAAGCACAGGTTAAATTCACAATAGAGGGGGTATCAATCGCCATTACCCCCTCTATTGTTTCGGCGTTAGCTTCTGTTGTCTCCCCAATCGTACAGTTATCAGAACCAACGTCACCCGTAGGCATTACTCAGCCTGCCTCAAATATAGTCCCTACCACTGCCACCATTAACGGCAAGATTTCAGACGATGGCGGGGCTAACTGCGAGGGAAGATTCAGGTATAGGGAAAATGTATTACTTACTATCCAGCCAGCTACAAAGGATACATACCTTCAAAGTAGTGCTCCTGATACTAATTATGGGAGCGGAACTGGAGTTACTATTTATGACTATTCTAGCAATACACGAAGAGGGTTACTTGAATTTCTTATAACTTCAATCCCAACAGGGGCGATAATTGAGTCTGCTAAATTAGATTTATATTACGCATCTTATTATAACTATAACCCTGTGGGGAAAACGGTGTGGGCTTATCGTGGGACGAGAGCTGATTGGGTAGAACTAGAGGCTACATGGAATAGTTACAAGACAAGTACTGCATGGACTACTGCTGGTGGGGATTACACTGCAACTGATGGGGTGAGTGTCGCCATGCCAGCCTCTTATGGGTGGGTGGAATGGGACATAACCAACCAAGTATTATATGCCCAGACAAACTCTGTTCCTGTCGAAGTCCTCGTGAAATTCAGTGCTGAAAACCAAACTACAAATCGCACCTCTCTTGACTTTTACAGTAGTGACTATGCAACCGCCTCCTATCGCCCCAAACTTATCATCAAATACTGGATTCCTACGGACTGGGATAATAACGGAGGTTCTTACTATCGCACAAACGCCACCTTCCTCTCTAACTTAACTTCGTTAGTTGCTGTTACCGAATATGAATATCAGGTGCAGGCCAAGAACTCAGCAGGGGAAGGAATCTGGAGCAGTTCGGCGTATTTTACTACTGCCCTTACTCCTTCTTTTATCCAGGCGATAGGCTCGGTTATCGCACCGACGGTAGTATTTGGCTCACTCAGCATTACTCCGTCTCCAGTGCAAGCGGTAGCCTCCATAGTAGCCCCGACAGTAGTATTGGGTTCGCTCAGTATTACTCCCTCTTATGCTCAGGCTATAGCCTCAGTAATAGAACCAACAGCGTTAAGTGAGGCAAGGGTTACTCCTGATTTCGTGTCTGCCATTGCCACAGTATCTCAACCTACGGTATCAATAGTTGTCACGGTGCTGAGCTTTGTTGAGACCACTCGTCAAAGAGTTACGCCAGCAACTACAGGAAGCTGGGTAGATATAGATTTGTCTTCGTATATTCCCGCCGAAGCGACAATGGCGATTCTCCATGTAAGGAATAGTGGTAGTGCTGCCTACCAGTATGGCTTGAGAACTAAAGACCCAGCCGTAACTGATAGCAGATACGCTCAACTTGATATTACCACTCAATGTTGGGCAATGGTTAAGGTTGGCACTAACCGAAACATTCAAGCCTGGATTGGAACTGGTGGGTCAAGTAGCATAGATATCTACATTACTGGCTACACACTGGCAGGAGTAACTGGCTTAGTCAATGGTGTATCGTTTGCTCCCACTACTGGTAGCTGGCAAACCATAGACCTATCCTCTTATGTTCCAGTAGGAACAAAGGCAGCTATCTTTGAGGTTCATAACTCTTCGGCTACTGCCCGAGGCTATGGACTCCGTATGTATGGTAGTGGAGATAATAGAGCAGCATCTTCCCGTTATAAGAATCAGTTTACTTTCATTGTAGGGTTGGATAGTAGTCGTAGATGTGAGGCATACAGGATAAATACTTCAGTAGGATTTTACCTACTCGGCTATATTAACTTCGGCGTGGTAATGAACCTTAATGCTACCGCCATGACCTTAACAGCCGATGGCTATTACCATAATTTACCAGCCATAGGCGGTAATGCCAGCTTTGGCTTCTTTGAAGTTAACGCTACAACAAACGTCAATTATGCCCTACGTAAGAAAGGCGATGTAAATGACTATTATCACAATGCCTACTTCCATCCTTTTGCGATTGTACCCTGTGATGCTAATGGCCTCGTAGAAGGGAAAATCGCTTCAACCGCTGTTGGATTCTATCTAGCTGGCTATGCTATTCTTGCAGGCTTAATTATCATACCTTCTCCTGCCCAGGCAGTAGGAAGTGTTGTCGCTCCGACAGTAGGACTTACTGCACCCACTATCACACCCACACCGGTGTCTTGTATTGCTCAAGTAGCTCAGCCAAATGTAGTTCAAGGAAATATACTCTACACGCCGGAGTCGACCAGTGCCATAGCAAGGGCTATTGACCCATTTATCATACTTAGTGGAATAGTTCCCGAACCTGTAAGTGCTATTGCTGGTATTGTTGCTCCCGTTATCATCCTGACCTCGATGACAATAACTCCCACGGAAATTACAGCCATCGCAGAAGTGAATATTCCCAATGTATTAGTCGGCGGAGAGCTATACATCACTCCTGAGTATATCCAAGTTCTCGGCGATACGGTAAATCCTACCGTAGTTTTAGGTTCTATCATTGTAATACCGAATCCTGATTCAGCCATTGGGCAAGTCATTCAGCCGAATGTCCGACAGGGCGATTTGCACATAACTCCCGCTTATGGTTGGGCATTAGGGCAGGTAATTGCTCCAACAGTCTATGCTGGTGTAATTTTAATATCGCCAGACTCAGCGCAGGCCATAGCCAGAGGGTTATCACCGACTGTTATCGAAGGTTCAATGACTATCACCCCGACATTTCTCAGAGCTATTGCTCAGGCTATCAGTCCTGCGGTGACTCAGGGCTGGGAAGGCAGGAAGTTGCACTTGGTCATTTCTACCAGCCAGGCTCGGAGATTAGCCATATCCACCTCACAGAAACGCAAGGTCGAGGTTATGACAGGAGAATAAAATGCACATTGAGAGCATCATTCAATACACGGCGAAATCATCGGTCAGAACAATCGTATCTGTTTTTGATGATAACGATGAGCTGGTTGACCCGACTTCAATTTTGATTACTATTACTGACCCGAACGGGCTAGTAAAAGTCACGGCAGAGGAAATCATCACAAGCGGGAAAATCGCAGAAGGTATCTATGACCACTACTATAATACGGCAGCCGACTCTATAAAAGGATGGTGGCACGGGATAGCCGAAGTTATTGACGGCTCGGGGCCAACTGCTAGAACTAGCATGGGGAATTATAGTTTCGAGATAACATGAGAACACTAACATCAACTTTATTGGCAGCCCAGAAAGCTGTCTCTATAGATGCTTTGACCAATATTGTCCTGACTTATAGTTCATATTCCTATATCTATACCAGAACTAGGATACTGGATATTACACACACAGAAGACGGCAATCTTCAGTCCTGCGACATAGTTTTAGACAATAGCGATGGAGTCCTAACTAATCTTGACCTGAAAGGATATAAGGGCGTTCTCTCCTTTGGGGCAGTAACTTCTGGGGATGAATATTCTGCTTGTGCTCCTATGTGGGTGATCCCGCAAAGGTTTGATTCCGTCCCCGGTAAACTGGTATGCACTCTTTCCTTAGTCGGCATTTGTAATCTAATGGCTGATGATAAAGCCAGCGAATCTTATATCCCAGACGCCACCGACACCAAGCCAGTCAAGACAATAATCAACCAGATTCTAGGGGCGACACTAGCCTGTTTCAGTCATTGCACAGCCTACACAGTTGTTTGGGATAGTGAAGACAGCCTGATTAACACCTACACTCCTAAGGATGGATTTAGGATTTATGCCGGTGGAGATAGGCTATCTGCCGTCAATCGCCTTTTGGATTATACCAAGTGCGTGATGAGGGCAAGAGGAGACGGATGCATACATATCTTTGTGCCTACTACCAGTGGCGCAACCTATGATTACGAATATACCCTACAGAGTGGGCATACCTTCTTTGCTAAAGCACTACGGAATAGACTGGTCATTCCCAATTATATCAAGGTAATGTCTCGTAAAGATGACACTCCTCAATATAGCGGGACTGCGACTGACGCTGTATCCTATGGAATCCTTCCTAAGCAGGACTTTTATCAGACATATCTCGCTAGCAATGACCAGGCAACTCTTATAGCTCAAGCGATGTTAGCTAAGGCTCAGATGTGGTGCGAGGCGGGCTCAGCTGACGTTCCTCTGAATGTCGGTGCTGAGGTTTACGATTATGTTAAGGTTACTGACCAAAGGGAAGGCGACTATCGTGTAGGTAGCATAGGGCGATTGGTTCGCCACTACACAGCTAATAAGAACGAATGGCGAATGACCTTTACCTTTGGAAATTGGCAAAATGTCCGCAAAGCATTAGCTGACCTGGGTGTTACCAGCGATGACTTAACGAACTACTTTGCACGGCTAAAAGTTGGAGACCTCTATGTTGAAAATCTTGATGCCTATTTGGATGAGATAAATGATGGTCCTGATGTCTATGTAAGGCAGAAGTCATTACATCTGGACGCTACGGGAGTCTATCTAACAGAGAATACACTTTACACCATCAGATTACCAGGAGGGCCACAGCACAGTCTACACAAACAAGCTACGGCACCATCTAGCCCCGCGGTCGGCGATTTCTGGATTGACACTAATTACATACCTAATAAGGTCAAGATGTGGAATGGGACATCGTGGGCTGAATTAACAGCGGCACAAGTCGCTGAATTCAATAGAGGTACGATTTACAGAGAATTAAAATCCGTAGCCTTGACAGCTGATGGGCTAGTAGTCTTAGACCGAGTGCAAGTAGGCACTTACGGACTGACACTGAGCACTGCTCTATCGGCAGGCAAGATAAAGCTAAGTTCAGCGGGGCTTGATACCTCTTGCGGTTACAGCCTAATCAAGACTATTGATATTGATGCAACGACCGGAAGTATTAAGGCTTCAGCAATCGTCCAGAGTGCACTTTATAAATTGGTATCTGAAGACCAAATAGCAGCATGGGAAGGATATGCGGATGATGCCGCGCAGGCACTTCTCAAACTCGCTGATATAGCCTCAGATAGTAAAGTAACGCCAGTTGAAAAAAAGGCAGTTAAGGTGGACTGGGATGCCATAGTGGATGAGAAGCCTGGAATAGTTATCTCAGCTACGGCAGTTGGGGTTTCAACCACTGCTTATATTAGCGCCTATAATAGCCTAAATACCTACCTCAACACAACACTCGGGGTCTTCAATGATATGTCAGCCACTACTACTGTCACTAGAACTACATGGAACTCTCAATGGGAGTCATATTTTGGGGCAAAGGTAGACATTCTCAACGCTATTTACGGCAAAATTTATGACCTTGCTGCCAATGCTTATGACATTGGGGTTGCGGCTGAAAGTAAGGCTGAGGGTAATATCATGTATGGGTATGCCAATTTCAACGGGTATGCTCAAGCTAAAGGTGTTTGGTATCAGACTGGCGGCGTGAAGATCAGCGGGGCTTCTGGTATTCTCATATATGGTCAAGATTATGCGCTCCGAACAAGGGCAACCGAAAATGGGCCTGACCAGTGCTATGTAGGCTCGGATGGAGCGATTTATGCTGCTGCAGGGAATGTTAAATTGGATAGTGTTGGTATCACCCTTAAAGGGGAGACACTTCAATTTTACTATGGCACTGGCTATAAGGGATACATTAAGGGCGTTACCGGCGGGCTGGTAATTTGGGCTCAAGGACAATTATCGTTGGCCGTAACATCAGGTGGGATAGACTTAGCAACTCAATCGGGTTATGGTCTTGACCTTCTGGGATGCGATTTTGTTGACTTGCCTCAGTTAAGTTCTGCCCCTGCTGCCAGCGATGGCAGACTATTCTTTAATACCGCTGTTCATCAAGTACAAGTGTATTTTCAGGGAGCTTGGAGAAACATAACCACTTTCACATAGGAGGCGAATGGACATTCAAAAAGAATTAGATGACGCAAAGCAGAGAAGGCAAGAGACGGTAAACCAAATCAATGGTTTAGCCGAGCAAAAGCAACAATTAGAGAACCAGAGACAATCTCTCTTGGCTGAGGCTCTAAGACTGGACGGGGAAGTCAGGTTCTTAGAACGACTTTCCAAAGACGGCGACAAACCAAAGGAATAATATGCCTTTCATAGAGGATGTGGCAGAATTTGAATGTTGGCTGGACAAGATGCTCAAGGATGCCAAAGAGAAATTAAACATGACCGATGAAACAATCGCGTGGATTCTACTCCGAGAAGGGACGGCATACTATTTCAAAACGCTGGGGAATGCACCTGAGAGACCCAAGGCTGCCCCTTAACCGCCTTTTGCGTAATCTTTACCCCCTAGTCTATTATCCCTGGTGTAAAAGCCAGGGAGCCTTTTTTATTTTAGTAATGTAAAAGGTAATCCAGCATGGTTACTTTCTTATACCGTGTTTCCTGTCGCTGCTTTGTTACAGTTCTTTGCTTTTCTACCTGCCTGTATTTTGTTACTGTTCTCTCTGCCTCTACTTCCTTTGTGCTGGGCGTAACTGTATAGCTCCAAGAATCGAAACCGCAGTTTGCGGGATACGGATTATCGGCAGTATATCTGGCGGTCTCTGTATCGTTTGGATCCAGATGCAATTCTCGTTGGTCAGAGGCAAACATGGCAGTAGCTTTGATACTGCCTGGTGCTATGAAAGTGCAAACATAGATAACTGAGAAGTCAACAGTGAATGTTCCAGCGATGCTGTCCTTATTTCGTACAACAACAGAAACCGCAGTCGTATCCCCATCAATGCGTTCTTTAGTGTCAACGACTTCATAATCTAATGGGACAGTCTCGGTATAGGGCTCTGTGGCATTATAGGGTTCGTTCTCGTAATAAGTCGCAGTGTCTTCATAATCAACTGTGACAGCATAAGCCACTTCCTTCAAGGGGACAAGACAAACGACAAGAGCAATAATTGCTATGACACTGATAATTATCCCAGCCTTCTTCATTTTAACCACCCATTATTATTCTAATTCCTTTCTTGAAAATGTCAACCCCTCTATGTAAAATTTTCCAAAAGGTGATGACTTTTGCATGTAAATTATAGCTAAAAGGGGGCTTGACAAGTTTGTAAAGGGGATTTACAATAAGAGCACCATGATAACAAAGCGAATACAGAGACGAGATGAGAACATTAGACGGTATCGCCGAGAACATAAAACCACATACCGCAGGATGGCTAAGATATTCAAATTAAGCCATACCCAGATTATGAATATAATTAAGGCAGGGAATGGTGAGGTAATTAAATGAGGCAGGCAATCAGACTCTTAATCAGCAGGTTCAGGGTTCGATTCCCTGGCGGCTCACATTGGATACCGTATCACCCTCAAATGGCATGGGGCGTGTCACTTGATGACAGTTGGCTGACAAGAACCCTGGAAATGAATTTTTCCTGGATAAGGGATATTGTTTAGTGTATCGATAATAGTTATTTGGGTGTTGGTTTTGTCCCGAACTCGGCTCGGGTGCGAAGAAAGCGAGCTATGTCTTCTCGGTTTATTACTCCAATGACTTTCCCGGCTTCCATTACTGGTATGTGGTTGGCACTTTCCCCATTCATTTCCTGAAGCACACTCAAGATATCTTGGTCAGCATAAGCTACCTTTAATTTACTGGCCGGGGTCATGATATCCTGCACGGTGGTGGTTGGCCAACGGCTGCGAGGGGCTTTCTTTATCTGCTGGATGGTGACCATGCCTTCTAAGTCAGTTCCCCAGCTTATTAGAAAGCAGCTTCGCCCCGTGGGCAATACATATTGCTGAACTAACTCCATTAGATTCATATGGGGAGGGATTAAGGGACAATCATAGTCCGTAACCTGGCGTACTGTGATACCCATAAGAGCATCGTGGAGTAAAACCTGCTGATAACTAGCTCTGGCTGCGTTGCTAAGGAACCAGCCAATGAATATTAGCCACATGCCGTTAAGCCAGTATTGAGGGAAAAAGATGATAAGGGCAATGCCTCCGGCAATGAAGGCATAAGCTATTCCTTGCCCAACTTTGGTAGCGGTGCGGGTTGCTCTATGGTAATCGCGGGTTCTTTGCCACACGAGGGCACGAAATATCCTGCCCCCGTCTAACGGAAAACCGGGAATTAAGTTAAATACAGCCAAAAGCACATTTATCCAAGCTAGCCACCACATTAAGCCGGCGGCCAGGATTTGATGGGTTCCAGCCAGTAAAAGATGCAATCCGTAGAAAATACCAGCCAGAGCCAGGCTGGTCAACGGGCCAACTATGGCTATTGATAGTTCTGCTCTGGGGTGGGTTGCTTCCTTAGTTATCTGAGAAACACCGCCGAAAACAAAGAGGGTAATCTCTTTAACCGGGATATTATTACGAATAGCCAGGATGCTGTGGGCTAGTTCATGGGTAATGATGGAAGCAAAAAAGAGCAAACTGGTTAATATACCCAAAATTATCCTCTGCCCTATGGGATAAGTTTGGTTTACATCGTAAAATACGAGGGAAAATGTAACCCAGGCAAAGATAATAAACCAGGTATAATTGATTCGCAGGGGAATACCGAAAACTCTACCTAAACTTATATTACCACTCATCGTCCTTCTTGACGCATAGTGCAACCGATAAACTTGTAAACTAATTTAGCCAGTAGAAAAGCGCAAGAACCTGGCCCCTCCCCGGGGCAAAATTCCATTAAATCGAAGCCCACTACATGCTTGTGAAGGGCAACTGATTCTATTATATCTAAGACTTGCCGCCATGACATGCCGTCGGGCTCAGGGGTACCTACTGCCGACATAACGGAAGGGTCGAGAACATCTACATCTATGGTGACATAGACCTCTTCGCTAAGCGAGTTCACTATTTGATCTATGGAAGCTGTACTCAATGCCAAGTCAGCCATATAAAAGGGCTTCAAATTGTTTTGGGTTAAGAATTGTTTTTCTTCCCAGCTAAGGCTGCGCACTCCTACCTGGGAGATAGGACAAAGCTCAAAGATGCGGCGCATAACACAAGCCTGGCTATATTTAGTCCCCAGATATTCATCCCGGAGGTCAGCATGGGCATCCAGTTGCAACACGGAGAGTCTGGGGAATGCTTCCTTGAAAGCTCGAACTGCCCCTAAAGAAAGGGAGTGGTCTCCACCAAGCAAA